GAGTTGTTTTGGTCATTGGTTCAGTTCCTTTTGTTCACGGTAAATCGCCATTCCTTCAACATCATAACCGATGAAGATCATCTTGCGAGTGTTAAACACTGTTCAGTTCCTTTTATTGAACGGTTGCGGGTGCGGTGTGTGTGACCGCTGGAAGGGCTTTAACAGGTGCAACATAGAAAGGGTTTCCAACACCATCAACACCGCCCTGAACCAGCAAGCCGCGCTTCTTTGCGGCCCGAACGGCGGCTGAAACTGAAGCGTTGATGCCGAGAAATGATTGCCACATGAAAGGCATGACTTCTTTGCCCTGGTTTGCAAATTCAACCATTTCGTTCATGATCTTTTGTGTTTCGGCTTTCATTGGTTCATTCCTTGTTTTGCGTTTCGTTAATCTAGTTATAGCGATGAACGTTGCGATGGTCAAACGTTAATTTAAAATAATTTCCCAAGGTTCCAGGGATGCGGGCGATTTTTGAAAGGTTCAGATGTTTTCCAGATGCTTAACAGCGTGCGGGCGTCTTTTTCTTTCATGATGGTTAACAGCTTGATCAATACCCATTGTTCAGATGCACCATGGCGAACAAGGCAACGGTAAACAGCACTTGACCGCAAATAAACGCGATCAAGGTTGCCGTTCGATGTTAATCTGAACCAGTTCACAGTTTCCCCTGAATCTTCAGCGTTGTAAAAATTTCACGCTGGATTGTATCGCGCAAGGTGCGATGATCGGGCGTGATGTGACCATTCAATTCATGGGTATCAGCGATTTCTTGAAGAATAACCAGGTAAGCGTTACCAAGCGTGTTGTTCAGCGCGCGGGCGGCAATCATGGTTGCTTCAGTATGTTCGTTGTTGTCGGTTGCTGTTTCGATTTGTGCTGCAAGGTTTGTCATCTGTTCGTTTCCATCTGTTTGCGTTGTTGTTGTTAAGTTAGTTATAGCGATGGTTGTTGCGATGGTCAAGAACTTTTTTTCACCGTTGCCTGATTTTTCCATATGGGTTAAAGCTGAAAGAATGGCATATTTAGTTGAATTCACTAGCGCATATCGCAAACTTCAACCGTCCGAACGGGCGTTTGTTGATGGTTTTGTTGCGAACCTGGAAAGCTTGGCGGTTCGCACCGGTTCAAAACTTGATGCGCTGTTGCGTGAACCGGTTGAAGTTGATGAACGTTCGGGTGATTACCTTGCGCGCGATCTGGTTCAAGCCGCGATCACCGAACGGGTGAAGGAAATCAAAGAAGATGCTGAATTAAGCGTTTACAAAACTTTGAAAGAAGTTCGTTGTATTGGTTATTCAAACATTGCAAATTATATGGAAGTTGATGAAGAAAATCATTTAAAATTTGACTTTACGAAATCAACACCGGAACAAATGGCGGCTGTTAAATCGTTCAAGATTAAACAGCGAATGACGCAAATGGGACCGGTGCAAGAAATCGAATGTGTTTTACATGATAAAAACGCGGCGCTTGATAAGCTGATGAAATATCAAGGGTTACTTGATGCCGATCATTGGCGCGATGAAAATGCAAAAGCGGTCAAGGCGCAAACCCTAACCGCTGATGCATCTGATGATGAAGCCGCTGATCTTTATGCGCGTATGATCAACGGTTAAGGTTTGCGGCGCGTTTCAAAAGCAATGTTTGCATCAAACCTTCATTAATGAATTCAACATAAATTTCTTCACATGCCAAATCCCAAAAATAATTTTCATTTGGTTTTGCTGTTTTCGGATCATGGGAATTGCTAAGAATTTGCGCCCGTTCCCGAATTGCTTCAAGTGTGCGATCTTCACCGCGACATTTTTCAGAGGGTTTCGGCATTTAGTGTTCACCTTTCCATTGGGTTTCAGGGATTGAAGTTTTTTCACCAGGGTTGTAAACTTGAACATCAAAGCCTTGATCAAGCCAAGATTTGAAACTTTTACCGGCGCGGCGATATGCAACGTTAAAATTTCGCGCTTTAAGGTTTTGATGAACGGTTGATTTCCCTGGTCGGATTATGCGGATTTTGTAAATGTTCAAAATTTGTCGCTTTCTGTTTTGGGTTGGTCGTGCTGATGATGCTAACGGTGGAAAAAATGCAAGTCAACAACTATTTTTCAGACAATGCACCAATCATCGGTTGGCGTGATCAAGACGTTGAAGCGGTGAAGCTTGTTCAACCCTGGAAACCTGAAGCTTTAGAGCATGATCAATGGCCCCCTGATTATAAAGCTGTTTACGCTTGGCGAATTAAACAGCTTGCAATATTGCGTTCAAACCCTGAACTGTTGCGTTCGGCAAAGCTTTATTATTCAACCCGTCCTGATGAATTTATCATGCATTGGATGGACACTTACAACCCGCGAAAGAAAACCGGAAAATGGGTGCCATTTGTTTTCTTTGAACGTCAAGATGAAATGGTTAAATTTCTGAAAGATTTGGTTGATAACGGCAACAGTGGATTAGTTGAAAAATGCCGCGATGCGGGCGCAACCTGGTGTTCTTGTGCTTATTCTGTTTGGTCGCTGATCTTCATTGCAGATGATGCGATTGGTTGGGGTTCACGCAAACAAGATTTGGTTGATAAGCTTGGAAATCCAGATAGCATTTTTGAAAAGATGCGGCTGATCCTGAAACGGATGCCTGATGTTTTCTTGCCTCAATATGAGGCAACATTTATGCGGATTATCAACCGTGAAAACGGTTCGGTGATCATGGGTGAAGCTGGTGATAATATCGGGCGCGGCGGGCGAACATCAATGTATTTCAAAGATGAAAGCGCGCATTATGAAAGACCGGAAAAAATTGAAGCCGCGCTTGGTGACAACACAAACACGCAAATTGATATTTCATCGGTGAATGGTCTTGGTAACGTGTTCCATCGGCGGCGTGAAGCTGGTGTTGAATGGCAACAAGGTAAGGAAATTGAAAAAGGGTTCACGCAAGTTTTTGTTATTGATTGGCGTGATCATCCTGAAAAAACGCAAGAATGGTATGACACCAGAAAAGCGAAGTATGAACGTGAAGGAATGTTGCACGTTTTCGCGCAAGAAGTTGATCGGAATTATAGCGCGGCGGTTCAGAATACAATCATTCCATATGATTGGATTGTTGCTTGCGTTGATGCTCACAAAAAAATCAAATGGAAAGATGCGGGCGGCAACATTCAAACAGGTTTTGAAGAAAAAGATATTCCGAATGTTTGGCTTGGTGGTCTTGATGTTGCTGATGAAGGTGCTGATAGAAATGCGCGGGCGTTGCGCCAATGGATTATTTGGCGCGATGTTGAAGAATGGGGTGAACGTGACACCGGTGTGACAACTCGCAAGATGGTTGCAGGTTGCCGCGCTTACAAAGGTATTAAAGTTCAATATGATGTTATCGGTGTTGGTTCCGGTGTTAAAGCTGAATTCAACCGCCTGGTTGATGATAAAATTGTTGATCGGGGTGTTATAAATCTGTTTCCCTGGAACGCGGGCGCGGGTGTTGTTAATCCATATGAACGCATCATTCCCGATGATGATGAAAGCCCGATGAATAAAGACCTTTACGGCAACATGAAAGCACAAGCTTGGTGGTCAATTAGATCAAGGTTTTATAAGACGTTTAAAAACATCACTGAAGGTATTCTTTACCCTGTTGATGAACTCATTAGCCTTGACAGTGAAATGATTTTGCTGCATCAACTTATGAAGGAATTAGCGCAACCAACGCGCGGCGAAAATGGATCATTGCGAACAATCGTGAATAAAAAACCGGCTGGAATGAAATCGCCAAACTTGGCTGATGCTGGTATCATGATGTTCTTTCCAATTGAGGATAATACGGGCCATGCGGTTTCAGGGAATTACGGCGCTTAACACTTTCATTGAACGTCCTGTTGCGTTTGAAAATGAACATGTTGATGAACGTTCGCCCGATAGCGCGGCGATGGTTGATTATTGGGATAAAACAGATGCAATCATGGGTGGCATTAAAACCATGCGTGATGCCGAAAAGAAGTTTTTGCCGAAATTTCCAAAAGAAGAACAAGTTGATTATGATTTTCGGCTTGAAGCAACCAAATTCACAAACATTTACCGCGATATTGTTGAAGCACTTTCAGCAAAGCCGTTTGAAGAACCGGTTTCAATTGCCGATGGTGATGCGGTCAACCAGGTTTTTACCGATTTCATTGAAGATGTTGACGGTGATGGAAATCATCTTTCAATTTTTGCAAGTGAAACGTTTTTCAACGGGATTGCACATGCGATTGATTGGATTTTAATTGATTATCCAACTGTTGACAAAAGCAAAGTCAAAACCCG